CACCAGGACGAACCAGGACGAACCAGGATGCACAGAGGCGAACCAGGGAGCGAACCAGGGGTGCACAGGTGCAGCAGACGCACGCGGTCAGGCGAGCGCGAGCGAGCGCACCGCGCACAGGTAGTAATAACCGGGCATGCATGCGCAGGCAGGCGTAGACAACCGGGCGCAGGTACACGCATGCAGGCGCAGGCGTGCACAGGCAGGGGCGGTGTGCACGCGCAGGCGCAGCCGGGCGCACACCACCCCCACGGGGGAGTGCGGGCGCGTGTGGGGTGGGGAGGGCTCACGAATGATCGAACCAAATTTAGGCGCGAGTTACATGCGCACCAACCCACCCACAGCCGGTCAGGCGTACAACAGATCACCAACCACCGAGTTAACAGCCACTGCCGTTGCGTCGGTATCTGCAGCGCCAGTGACAATGCTTACACCAATGCCGGTACTGAACGCAATACCACCCGTGAGACTCAGCTCGGACCTACCGTTCGGAGGAACGCCGATAGTCATCACGACACCTGCACCGGCAGTTGGGGCGCTTGCTGTGTTGTGCAGTTTCAAGTACACCCACGCAGCAGTAGTGTTCGCCAATGACCAGCCCACGAGGCGGCCAGCGGCGTTCTTGACACTGGCCGCGTTGGTGCTGGCGGCGGCTACGATGTGCCGGATAGTGGCTGCGCCGGTGGCGTTTGCACGATACTGCGTACCCACGTCACCAATGGCTGCGGTGCCAGCTACAAGGGCGGCGGGAGTAACCGGGACACTGGCTTGGTCTGAGGCGATGGCTACCGACAGGGAGCCGGCCATCGTAGTGCGACCAAGGGTAGCCGGGAACTTCTGCAGTAGACGTTTGATCAGCGCGATCAGGCTGAACGTACCAGTGTCGCTTGAGGCTGCGGCGTCAGCGGCTGCGCCAATACCTGCGTTCGTGGTGTCTAGCGCGCCACCCAGACAGGTCAGACCAGTCTCCCGCAGGAGCACACGATCAAAAGCGGATTCCATAAACCTCTCCTAGAGGTGGGCGCCCGAAGGCGCCCGCTCAATCAGGTGTTCAGCAGAGCCAGTGCAGCGACAGTCTGATCGACCAGCAGGTCGATGGCAGTGATCTGGGAGGCATCCAGAGCGGTCGGGGCGTAGGTGCCTTGGGAGAACAGTTGAAGCTCTTGGCGCAGTTGCTCAACACGGCGACGGCAGTCTTCAATTTGTGCAGCAGTAGCGGATACAATACCAGCCATGATTATCTTCCTTCTTCATTGGGATTGAAGCCATTCAGCGCATTGCACTGGTCCAAGGCTTCGGAGTACAGCAGCACAGCTTTCGCTAGGCCGCTATTCGTGCGTACATCCACCAGCGGGTGCTGGCAGCGTACTGGTTCATTTACAGCGGAGGTGCTTGCACAGCCCTGCAGCAATAGCAGTAGGGACAGCAGCATCCCGCCAAGCAGGTTCCCCATCGAGTGCCTCCTGTACCGCAGCCTCAGCGGCTTGCGCTTTTTGGTTCGCGGCCAGTACAGCCGCCTTGGTACGGTCCAGACGGACCTGCAGGGCCGCCAGCTCGCGAGTTCTTTGCTCGGCAATGCCCTTGTACTGGTCCGCCTTAGACCAGCCCCAGAGGGCCGCACAGACGGCTACAGCGAGGGCTGCTGCCAGCGCTATGATAGTGCGCATTACAAGTCCTCCCGGCAGAGGGCTGCCTCAGCCTTTCGACGCAGCTCAAGGCCCCGGACAGGCTTACCAGCCACCGTAGCCTTGAAGCCCTTGGCTACCCCATACCTGCCCCTCCAAGGGGCTTCTAGGGCCGCACAGGTGCCATACCAGTCACCCCGGGCCAGAGGCTCCATGATAACCGGGTGCTTGATCCCGCCAAGGCCCACGTTGTAGGCTACGCTGGTCAAGGCCGCCCGTACGGACTCTGGGGTGCCTCTGGGCGCGAGTTCCTCGACCCCTTGGGCAAACCCCTGCACCCGCTTGAGAAGCAGCGTATCGCACTCCTGTAGGCTGTAGCGGGCCTTCTGGTGCCCAACAGTCTCACCGTAGCACCACGTGGGCACCCCGCCAATATCGTCATATGGCACCAGCGAGAGCCCTTCCTTCTGGCCGATAAAGGCCGCAGAGGCTGCCAGAGCAGCCCCAGCACCCAGTGCGATCAGTCGTTGTCTGAGCGACATGCTTCCTCCTTGGAGCGGGCCATACGGACCCACTTGTGCACGAGGAAGCCCACCTGCAGTGCGATCAACAGCAGGGTGCCCACTTGGATCAGGACCGGGAGGTCTACGCCCAGCAGCGACAAGGAGGCTACGCCGCCAGCGGGGGTTGCCAAAGCGAGCTGCTGAGCTGCTTCGTGTTTGACGGACATACTGTTTCCTTTCATCTGCCGAACCTTCGCCCCCATGCCTTGTGCTTGGGGCGTCCAGTGTTCTGTGATTGTTTGTGCAGGGACGAGCCCAGCGGGTCTTTGATAAACTCGGCGGCTCTGGCAGCGGCACGCGCAGCCTTCTCCTTGTCCTCGTCGATAACGAGGAAGCCGACAAGCTCTCGGATCAGCCCCTCTAGGGCGTCCAAGCGGTCATCCTTGGCCAGTGCACCACGGTCGGTGGTGATGTTGTGCATCTGGTGGAAGCCAGACCGTACGTCACGGTTGGCCTGCGGGTACTGCTGGAGCAACTCTTGGTCCATCTCCAGTGCGGTACGGTGCACGATCAAGCGGTGCTTCTGCATAACCGGGCGGATAGTGTCTATGATGCGGCGTTCTTTCTGCCCCACGGCACTACGTTCGTCCACCCCAACGCCCTCAAGGCGCTTGCGACCGGAATCATCCAGTCCGTTGAAATGGTTCTGCACCAACTTAGTCACTGTACCGGCGCCCATGTTCTTCTCGATAAGCACAGACTTCACACTAAACCGCTTGCAAAGGTCCACCATCTTATCGAGGTTGCTGTCGGACACGCCACCTTTCCAACCACCCCATGCAATGAGGTGGATGTACGGCCCGATAGCGCCGCCAATAGCGAATGCCACCTCGTCACCGCCGCCACCGGCAGGGTCAACGTACATGGTGGTCGCTTTCAGCGGTACAAAGTGCTCTGACTGGCCAGCCGGACGATACAGCTCAGGCTGAGTCACACAGAAATCGGAGGGCATCTCCACGCGGAAGCGGGGTTCTGCCGACCAGAATACACTCTCAGGTACCTGCTCGTGGCTATAATCCGCCAAGATCAGGTCGCGGAGCTTCAACTGCTGGCGGGCGGCGTCAGACAGGGCGGTGTTGAGCATAAACTGCAGCTCAAACGTCTCCGGTCCTTGGTCAATCTCCTTAGCCAGCAGGTCTTGCTCATTGTAGCGCTCGGGATCGGTAGGCCAACCTCGCGTACCGTCCAACCCACCGCCTGTTTGGCAGCGTGCGCCCAGAATCTGCATGCGCTCGCGGATACTTGGAGCCAGCTTGTCGCCATACTTCTCCAATTCCGATGGCTTGGGGAACCGCCCCGGCCAGATACGCACTTCAAAGCCCCGGCCCGGCAGCCCGTTGTAGATACTCTCACGAGTCTGAGGGGTGCCAAGGTACAGGATGCGCCCGTGCGTACAGATCGACGTGAACTCTTTGGACAGGGTGATCAGCATGGCCCGCTGGGTAGCGGTCAGGCCGTTCTTGGTTGTCTCAATGTCGTCGGGGATCAGTACGTCCGCCCGGTACCCCTGCAGCGATGCAGTGATACCGAGGCAGCAGACGCTCGGGGACTTGTCTACGCCCTTGAGCGACCAGTGCACGTCGAACTTCTCCGTAGAGGTCCGGTCGCCACTGTACTTGTCGGGGCGCAGGTAGTCCAGCAAGTCCCAGCTATGGATCAGGCTGTGCATCAGCATACCGTTCTCGGCAGCCTTCTCACCAGCACCTGAAATCAGGAGGATACGAGCGGACGGGTTCTGCACGAGGCACCAGATTCCGTACAGGCACGCGATGGTACTCTTGGCCTCGCCCCGTTGGGCTGCCACCATCGCTTTATCTGGGCCATCCTGCATGAAGTCCGCAATGTCCTCCTGCATCCACGTCATATCGAAGCCGAGGAACTCCATCGCGTCGCGGCAGAAGTCGGCGAAGCGCGGGTACATCTCGCGGACCAGCGCCGCCTTGTTAAACCGTTCGCGAATATCCACTATCAGCCTCCGTACAGGGCCTCTACATCAGCCCCGACGAGTTTCAACTTGCTCTGCATGCGCGTGACGTTCGCCTCACGCTTACCCTCAAGCTCCTTGCGGAGCTGCTCCAACTGGTCGTTGTCAGCGGGGTCACAGGTGATGCTGTTGTCCTTGAGGAACTTGGCGATGGCCGCCTTGTCAGCAGCCGGCAACGGGATGGGCGGGTCTTGCTCCATGTACCACTGCAGCTCGTTCAGCATGAGCTGGGCGAGCGCTTCGTGCAGCTCACCCAAGATACCTTGTTTTGCGGCCATAAAGCCTCCTAGTCTAGTAGTGCGACAATAGGATGGCCGCCGTAGCGGCCATCCATTACACGGCGTAGTTCGGGGAGACTACGTTGCCAGTACCTGCGTTGCTCGGAGTCGCCACAGTGCAGTCAGTCATCGTGTTCTCAACCACGAGGTTATTTGTGCTTGCGGTGTCAAGTCGGATCGCGGTGTTGATGTTTCTGAAGTGTACGCCCTTGCAAATGTTGCGGTTGCCGTTGGAGTAGAAGCCGAAGCCGGTGCCTGCCGCCGCGAAGTTCTCCACAGTGCCGCCTCGCACCACCAGCTTTGACGTGGAAGTGGCGAAGCTGTACCCATTACGCCAGCCGAAGAAATCGCACCCGTCAAACGAGAATCCGGTAACACCTCCGGCTGTTAAAACAGCCGTCTCGATGGCCTCAACAGTACCCGCAGAGGCCTGGAGGTTTTTGATGCGGTTGTTCCGGCTTGTGGATGTTCCGATACTGATGGCATTCCCCACGTTGGCTACAGCCGCATTTGTGATCTTCACCCCGTCGATTGTGACGTTCTCGATCAAAGTCGAAACTTCGAATCGAATACCGGCTCCTGAACCTACTTCTGCGGTGTAGTTGTGCAGATGAACTCCACGGACGTCGATATTGCGAACTGTGTTGTCTGACCCGCCAATTATGAGCCCTTGGAATGCGTAGCCATTACAGCCGCCGCCGATAACTTGGCTATCGCTACCGCCCTCGATACGCATGAACGAATAGCATCCATTGGCGATGTTGTTGGCCCAATGCAGGTGCTGCCCTGTTCCGTGCATCTCGTAAGCGTAGGAGCGACCAGCACCGCCCGCCATGCAGTCCTCTGCCACGTTGTCGTGGATGACCCCGAACATGCACTGGCCCCAGCGGTCCTGCCCGGCGCTAGCAGCAGTCGTGACTACTAGGTGGCGCGAGCGGGCGCCCTGGTTTTCACCGACAATGAAATATTGGCAGGCATCGAGCAGCGCGATGGCGTAGAAGATTGTGCCCGTCACGCCATCGTAGAACGTGCCGCGGAAGTTGTTTTGACTAACCCAAAACTTGATGGAGCTGCTGATTTCTAGGGCATACTGGTCAAGGTTGATGAAGTTGCAATTTCGCACACTGAAGTTTCGAGCAAACCGGAAGCACACCCCACGTTCGTTGCTGTTCGGAACGCCAGATCCGGTGATTCGCACATTGTCCAGCACCACGTTCTCGACGAAGTTGCATTTGCGCAGCACGGCTCCGGCTGCAGTCGTGTACGCCTGCACTAGCGGCGTTGTGATGTTGATGGTGTTGCCGACCACGCTTCGGATTTGCACCCACTCGCCGCGCGCCACGTTGTACTCGGGGTAAGGGTAGTAACTGGTATTTACAGTCAGCAGAACCCACTCATCAGCGGAGAACATAGAGCCGTCTGCCACGGGGATGACAAAGGCGTTAGCTGCTACGTTTCCGGTGAGTGCCGAGCTTGCCCCAAGCGCACCTTGAAAAACCAAGGCGTGCTTGGTTCCGGTCATTGCGCTTGCGTCTATGTTGATGTCTCGCATGTGGCAGTTGCTTGCGCCGGTGATCTGGCCGGTGATCTTGTAGGTCTTTGCGCGGTCGCCAACAAGTACCTTGCGTTGGGTCGCTGCAGCAGTAACTGCGGCCTGCATAGCTGCCGTCTCGTCGCTACCATCACCTACAAGCCCGAACTCGTTGACGTGCAGGAAACCAGCAACCCGGTCCTGTACTGCTGCAAGCTCACTGGCCACAAGTCCAACTTGAGCAAGGGCTGCGGAGCTATTCCCTGCTGCGATATTCGCCGCACTCACAGCGGAGATACTGTTTGCTAGCGCCGTATTGGCATTGGCTGCGATACCGTTGGCTGTAGCCGCAGCCGCATTGGCTGTAACCACAGCAGCGCTAGCAGCCGCAAAGGCATCGTTGGCAGTACCGGCAATACCGTTGACAGTGGTTTCGGCGGCGTTAGCGGTAGCAACTGCTGCATTCGCTGCAGTGAGGGCGCTCTCGGCCACACCGAGTACGGACCCAGCGAAGTCCTCTGCTGAGGCCGCCGCGTGCACCGCCTCCTGTACCACGTACAGAAGCTGGTCGTTGTTCTCTGCAATGTTCTTCGGGGTGAATGGCACGCCGTTACGGTAATCGTGCCGAATAGCTGTAGCGGAGGTGCTGCGGTACCGACGCACAGCAGCCCCAGCCGCAGGGGCCGGGGTGATGCTGATATTACCACTATTGATCCACGTGTAAGGCGTGATTACGTCATCTACCTCTACGAAGACCTCCTCGGGTTTCTGGTACAAGAAGGGGACGGTGTACGCGGAGTCCCCTACGCTGGTGGTTGTGACGTCAATATCTGGAATCTGGGCCATAGTTATTCCTTGAGGGCGTTCTGTAGTGCAGCTACGCCGGGCATGATTGATATGAATGGTAAAACGGTACGGGCGGTCTGTACAGCATCACCAGCGGCGGCTGCACCCTCGCCTTGTAGGGCATTACCTACGGCACCCGCTGCAGCAGGGGCTGCGTTGGCGAGGCCAGTGATTGGGACAGAGATACCACCACGACCACCAGACAAGCCCACGATACCTGCGGCGTCGCCAATGAAGCCAAGACCAGCAGTATAGCCCACAGCCTTCTGCATCAGGTCAGCCAGCCCCTCCTCGTCGAAGGAGACTTCCTCACCTTTGCGGAACTCGTTGGCTGCTACCATGATCACGGTCAGCGGGTACTGGTGCGCTAACATCATGGCGAGGCCAGTGTAGCCTTGGTTCTGGATGGTACCGCGCAGCAGCTTATTGTGTGCAAACGCAACGAACGAGCGGAACTGGCCGAGCACCTGACCTACGCCCGAGCGGGAGAAGCTGGAGCCCTGACCGGCACGACCGAACAGCACGCTGTCATCCATGATGCGCATCACTACGTTCATGGCCGACTCAACGTCCTGCTGAGCCCACGCATCCCAGTTCATAGCCCGAGCGTTCTTGCCGTTCATGCGGACGTTGGCCTGTACAGCGGTTTGCACTCGATCCCAGTCTGCACCCTTGAGGCCGTACTCTTGCACGAGCTTGAGCGCAGCGGCGTCACCATTGCTGGCGCGCACCAGGGTGTTCATGGCGAGGTTGCTGGATACGCGGGTCTGCCACTGGTGCACGAACTTCATACCGTTCAGGATTGGCACAGCCTGCTGACCGTAGTGCAACACGCGGTCGATGGTGTGGTCGCCCTGCACAGCAAGGTTCGGCTCAAACTGGCGCAGCCACGGACGCACGCGTACGTCCCGGGCGAGGTCCATGCCAAGCACGGTGCCCAGCTCGTCGTACAGGTCCGGGTCGCGCCCGATCTTGCGGAGCACGCCGGCAATGCCGGGGAACTGCTTGACGAACTCGGCGCCGGCCTGCGCAGCACCGAAGCGCCACGCGATGGTCGCAGTCTCTGCGATCTGCCACAGACCCGAGGCTGCTAGCATGGTAGCCTGCGCAAAGCTTTTGGCACGCTGGGCGTACGGGCCGAGGATGGCGTCCTCCGGGCGGATGCCGGTGAAGTCTCCAAGCAGGTAGTCCAGTTGCTTCATGCGACTCTGAATATCGGACTGGGTGCGGAAGGTGTTGAGTGCGGCATCCGAACGGGCCACGGTAGCGGGAGCGCCTGATGTGAAGTCACCCTTCCGTGGCACGTAGTCCAGCATGTTGTCCGTGTTCTGCATGATGATGCTCAGCACGGAGTCATCCGGCATTGCACGATCAGTCAGACCAAACAGGCTCTTGATGTTATCCACGAAGGCGCTAAGCGCGGTCTTCTCCCGACCCGGCAACCTGATCTTACGCAGCGCATCCTGTGCACGTGAATCAGACATAGCCCATGCCACCAACTCCTTCGGGTCTTTCATGATGTTGGTGGTCTTGGCCAGCTGTGCGAGGGAGCTATCCGGGTTCTTCTCCAGTTGCGTAGCAAGAGCCTTATGCAGCTTCTGCAACTCGGCTACGCTGGCGTGCACCTTAGCCGTCTTCGCATTCAGCGGCAGCTGGTGGATACGGTCCATCATGGTGACGGTTACGCTATGCGTTAGCTCGTGTAGTGCAGTCACTGGGTTGATTCCACGGCGACCGGGCACGTTGGCACCACGCAGCATTACCATACTCTCAACGACACCACCCTTGACGCGAGTGGCAGCAGCACCACCTGTACCGGGGCGTAGGAATACCTCTGGCACATCGCCGGCAGTGACCGCGCGGACCAGTAGGTCGTGCCCTTGCTCACGCCAGAGCTTGAACACATCTGCTAGTCGCTTCGCATAGGTCTTCGTGTAGATCGTACCGACGTCCTTGGACAGTACGGCTAACAGGTCTTCCGGGTTGTCTGATTTGCGCAGTGCCTCGGAGATAATCTGCTCGTCCGGGGTCAGCTCAGTCGGGATCGCGGGTAGATTGCCACGCGGACCGCCGGTTGCAATCTCCTCCGCAGACTCTGATACAGTACCCTTCGGCTGCGTCTCCACCTGCCCGGCATTCTCAAAGCGTTCCTTGACATTCTGCTTGAACTCGGCCAGCTTGCGGTAATACTCCTCCGAGCGGCCCTCCAAGGCCAGACGCTGCAGCTCTTTGAAGTCGTTGATACTGGCGTCGTCACCGCCGTAGCCTGCGCGGGCAAGCGCACTGCGGCCGGTCATGGCCTGCATGTAGTTCTCGGCGACGCGGCTCAGGTCTGTGTCGATCATGTCCAGCATGCGTACGACCTTACCATTTGGTGCCACAGCGGTCAGGGTCATGTCGAGCGGCAGGCGTTCCTTGCCGTACTTGATGCGGCCGCGCTCGCTCAGGTTCTGGTCGATCCGGCCCATGACGGACTTGATAGTGCCCTCGTCTACGCCCGCGTCCTTGAGCATTACGGCGATACCGTCGCTGTCAGCGGCACCGAGGGCACCCATAAAGTCTGCACGCAAACCGCGCTGCTTGGCATCCATACGGGTCAAGATGGCGGTGGCGATGGTACCGGCCTCTGCTTTCTCCAGCCCGAGGCCGGACATGACAGAGCGGGTCAGCAGGTCGCGGGTGAATTCGCGGCCGTGCTCTACCTCGATGGCCCGCATCTTGTTCTCGTTCCACGCACGGTGGAAGTAGCCGGGGCGGCGCTGGAAGTCCTTGAAGCCGGGCAACCCAGCATCACGGGCCATCTCAGCGCCCTGCCCCATCATATCCTCATACTGATCCGCGAGCCTCCCGATACGAGCATCAGGGGAAGGCGTCACACTCCCGGTCTGGTTGAACTCAAAGTCGCGACGCGCCAGCTCCACTGCGATTTGATCCTCCAGCTCGTCCCGAGCCTTACCAAACTTGCCGGTCAGGTCGAACTTGCGACCGATGAAACCAAGACCGGTGCTTGCTGCCAGCTCCCGCTCCATAGTCTGCTGCCAGCTATACATTAGACCATCCGCGCGGTTTCCAAACAGGCGGTGGAATGATACCGCGTTGTCGTTGCTCATTAACCCACCGCGCCGCACCGGGTCGTCTACGAAGTTGCGCATGAGGTCACGGGTCAGGTCGTTGACGTTGGCGATCTTGTCTGTCTCAGACAAGAAGTCGTTGGCAAAGTTCGTGAAGCCTGCGGTATCCGGTGCACCCGGCAACTTGGGTTTCGGCATGTTCGCTGCGCCGCCCCAGATAGCGGTGACGCCTGCGAACATGGCTGCGTTCAGCACGTAGTCGAAGGTGCTCACGTCCTTGCCAGCCTGATCGGCGAGGGCCAGCGGCACAGTGCCACCGGCTGCACCGAGGGTGGCTCTACCCGCCTTACCGAGCTTGAGTATCGTAGAGCCACCGAAGGTAGCCCAGGAGGCTAGCAGCCACGCCGGGTCGAGCGTCTCCCACAGAAAGGAGGTGCCTGTTGCGTTGGCCAGCAGGCGCTCGCGGTCTGCCTTCTCACGTAGCTGCTGGGCAATGTACTGTTGGTGCTCTGCGGAGTTGGCTGCACCGAGGGCGCCGAGGGTGTCATCCGAGCGATCCAGTTGAAACGCTTTGATGGTAGCCTCTACACCGGACGCCGCATTGAACTCTGCGTCAATACGCGGGAACAGTTTGTCCGCGTCGTCGAGGTATCCACGGATCATGTACGCCGTGGTTGTGTTGTCACGAGCTGCGGCGAACTGGTCGGCGTAGCTCTGGGATTCTGCTTCAATCGCAGCTTGAAGGGGCTGATCCAAGCCGAGCTTGGTTTGTTCAGCCATCTGACCAGTGACCCCTTTGTTCAGGTCTGCCCAGTTGGCGGTGAGGGCGCTGCCTACCACCGAGGTATTATCTGTAGTAGGCATGCGCCTCTCCTTATCGTTGCATCCAGTGTTGTGCTACGGCGGGGTCTACCCCAACTTTGAACTTGCTCAGGAACGTCTCAACACGCTCTGGTGTCTGCTGCGCCCATGTGCTACCACGAATCTCAGCCTCAAAGGTACCCCAATCGCCAGCTTGGTATGCGGCCTTGGCATCTTTGAACTCGCCCCAACCGCCCGCCCCCATCTGGTAGATGGCGAGACCCATCGCAGCAATCTGGTCGTGGTCCGTCACGCCCCAGTCGCGGGCCGCCTTCTCAGCGGCTACTAGCGCGGCGTCTGTGTCCTGCTTGAACCAAAGCTCGGCCTGAGCAGGTGTCACTTTGTCGCCCGGTTTTAGCTGCCCAGTTACGTTGTGGCCCGCCCCAACGGCGATACCTACAAGGGTACCCTCCGCTGTCTTATCGGGGTAGGCTGTGAAGCGTACACCCTCGTCTCGTAGTAACTGCTCACGGAAGTCCATTACAAGGCCGCGTGGCAATGTTGAAGACGAGTCTCCGTTGACCCTAATGCTGGCGCCGTTGCCTATGTCGTAGTCTCGCCCCACAACCGGGCGAAGCCCTGAGTCCTTGGCGTCGTCCTCCATCTCTTTGATACGGGCATGCACACGCTCAATATCCACGGGCTTCGCCGGGCCGGGGATACCGTCCACAATACGCTGCACCTTGAGCACACCGCCCTGCATAACGAACGATGCCTGTGCACCGGCTTCCTTCTTACCGTAGAGGTCCGAGAGGGCAGTGCCGAAGCGTTGACGAGTGTTCGGATCATTCAGGCGATATAGTGCGACAGTAGACTCAGGCATCACGAGACTCGATGCAGCGCCGCCTTCTGGCGTGACGTTGATCGTGCGGTTCGCCACCATACCCTGCGCCATCTGTGCTAGCACCTCGGGCTTGTACCCGGCGTACTCAGGCTGGTAGCTCAGGGCCACGGCCTGTTGGGCCAGTGCCTCGGAGTACCGGGCGAACTCTGGGGAGTCCGTCTGCACACGGCTTTGGGTCGGGTCGAGCGCAGCCCATGCGTTCTGGAACCAGCCGGGGGTCAGCGTCTCCGTGACGGCCTTCTGGATCTCCTTCGTACGGCGTTGCTTGTCCTCTGGGGTCAGCTTCTCCCACGCAGCCTGCTCCATCGCTGCGTTGCGGAGACTATCTGCTGGGGCAGTACCCACGCGTTGATCCACTAGCATCCGTGCCACGAGTGGTTGAATGTCGCGATCCAGCGCGCCTAGAATGGTACCCTCGGCGGCCGGGTTTGTGCTACTCGCGGCGCGGGCCGTGTCGATGTACGCAGTCAGGATACCGAGCTGTTCCGGGTTAGCCTGCTCCGGGTTAGCCAGCAGTGCACGTACAGAGGCGTTGACGTTGTTACTGACCTGCTTCGGGACGATACCTACGCGGAGGCCCATACCGGTCATAGCCGGGATCACAGTACTCAACGGAGCGTTCCGTGCACCGCCCAACTCAAAGTACGCGGTTGCGGCTTTGTCTGGAGTACTGCCCAGTGCGTAGATGCGCTGCAGATCGCCTGCTACATACGCTTGGATCAGATCGTTGGTTCGTTGGCCGTCGTTGGTGCTGTCAAGCCAACGGGTGTACATGCTGCGAATCTGATCGTCCGTGTGCGTTCTGCGTGCGGCTGCGTTAGCTGCCCAAGCGTCAATCTCTTGCTTGCTTACGGACTCGCCGTATGGCGCTTCGGTACTGCCCGGCATACGGCTGGCAATTCGCTTCTCAAAGGAAGCCTGATCCAGCATGGTTGTCAGGTTGTCCTTGGCCACAGTGCGGCCTTCTGAGGCATACAGCCAGTCGTTGATCTGCGCACGCTTGTCCCCCGGCAAGGTGTCCAGTACGCCAGACTGCTCCAGCTGCTGTACCACAGCGCGGTTGTCGTTACCCGGTGCGAGCAAGTGCTTCACGAAGCCGAGTGTGATTTCGTTCCGCATGTCCTCGTCAGGCAGGGCAGCGTTGTTCTTGACGCCCTCGATGAACAGTGTGGCTCGTGCTGCTGCTTCGGAGAGGGCTTCGTCGTCACCTGCGGCACGGGCCTGTGTGATCTGTGCGGCGATGGCGTTGCCTTCCGTGGTCACACGGATACCCATCTGCTCGATACCATACGCTCGGCTGGCCTTGCTGTGGGCGGAGATTAGCGTCTCCTCAAGCTGGGTCTGCGCCATCAGCGCTTGCTCGCGACCGACATTGGACAGCCCGTCACCCATGCTCTCCAGCACGGCGGAAGACTCTTTGGCTAGCGCAGCAACGAACTGTTCAGGCGGAAGTTCACGCCCCTTACCGGCGATGAAGTTCGTCATCTTCTGCTGTAGCTCGGCCTGCTTGATCCGGTAGTCCTGATCTTGGAAGCCACCACGTACGAACGGCTTGGCCAGTACGTCTGCGTCTTCGTCCTCCAAGGACTTGCCGAGCATGCGGGCACGCTGACCCTGCATATACGCCTCTTTCACGTCCGTTTGGAAGGCTTGTTCAGCCACAGCTCCGCCGATCTTGAGCAGCCCGGATAGGGCCTGCATGCCGAGGGAGGACTCCTCTTGTACCCGCTCCTCGCGGGCTCGTCCGGGTTGATACCCACCGAACTGCCCGAGGTTGCCACTCGCCAATTGGAGTGGCTGAGATGTACGCTCTACCATTACTTCCGACCCCTAGTGCCGATGGCTGACCCGACACTTGACGTGTCGCCGGTACTGCCGAACTTGAAGAAGGAGGACGCGTACTGGCTGCCTGCGCTCAGGGCGCCACTCAGTAGCGCCCCTCCGATAATGCTGCCGGTGCTGGGCACCTTCTGCATACTGCCGAGGCTGTTCTTGGTGCTGACCATGAGTTCGCGGATGCGCTGGTTCAGGTCGTACTCTTGCGTGACGTGCTGCTGCTCAATCTCAAACTGGGCCTCTTGCTCAGCACGGTCAATGTCCATACGGACTGCATCAACACTGGCACCCTTCACACCGGCTGCAGCGGCGACGGCCCCAGTCGTGGCCGCCTCCTCCTCTGCCCTACGATCCACTAGCGCGAGGTTCTTGGCCGTCTGCTGACGCACGCGGCCCCGCTGTACCTCAATGGCAGAGACGCCTTGGAATGCCTCCAAGGTGTTGACGGCGTTGACCCTGGCCGTCTCTTTATTCTGCGCCTTGATGTTCTTACGATCTTGCATGCCGCCGATAAGGCTCTGCAGTGCAGACGCCCCGGCAACGGCGAATAATGCTGGGAGCATGATTACCTCCGGTAGCGTTGGTTGTATCGGAAGCCATATTCAAGGCTGGCGATGTTGAGGTCGTACACGTCATCGGACTCGATGCTGATCTTAGCAGACTGCATGTCCACCCGGCATGGTACGGTTACGGTAGCTGTCGCCGCGAGGGGCTCACCTGCACCTAGCTCGCGACTATACAGCCGCAGCGGGGTCGTGGTGTACACAACCGGCTCACGGGCCGCGTCGGATACCGTTACCACTACCTCCCCGGTATTGACAAGGCTGAACACGAGCTTATGCAACTGCGTGCGTTCGGTGGTGATAGCCACCTCGTTACGGTCCTTGAGGATCGGGCGGGTCGGCGCCAGTCGGCAGGTGTACCGGGAGCCTACTGTGTACTTGTCGCCAATAGCTGCGTCGGGGATGACGAGGGCGTAAGACACAATGTCGGGGCCGACCGTCTCTGGTAGCGCCTCGCGGCAGCGTTCCCGCAGGTACGGGTTCTGGCCCGTGTCCTTGAACAGCCACAGTGCATCCGGGGCGTGCAGGTTGTAGAACCACGCCGGCACCTCCAGTACGTTATTCTCCGTACAGGTGCTCTGCATGTAGAAGTCCAGCCGTCCTACAGTGGTGCCACCGGTACCAGCACCCACGCGCAAGTCTAGCTCGCAGAGGTATACGTACGCACCGTCTCCGAACAGGCAGACCATTCGATCCGATGCGAAGTAGCAACACAGTAGGTCATGCTGGAAGTACCAGCGGTGCCACGCTGCGTGCACCTTCTCCGCCCCTTGCCATAGGTACTCGTGCACCAGTAGCTCCTTACGATCGGATGTACCAAATACCACAATGTTCGACGTACTGCTTGCGCGGGCAAACCTGAACGGCCCCTTGACGTAGCGCGGGATGTGCGTGGTTACGTCATCCGCCTGCACCTGTGTGTCGGTATACTGGCTGGGTACCATCTCCCACACGGCGCCGTAGTTCTGTGACCGAGGTGCCATGAAGAATACCGACCGGCCAGTGGCTACCGGGGCCGCATCGTTCGTGCTGCTGTACTGTGTGGCGACAGACGCTACAGCGGTGCGCGGGGTCAGTAGGTTGCTGCCCGGTACAATCCCTTGATGTGTCTTCGCGAACAGGATCAAGTCTTTGTTGAACTGTGTGGCGTACTCATACGGGCTACTTACGGCAGCGTTGGCCGCAGCCTCCCACGGATCGCTGTCGAGCAGACTAGCTACCGAGGACCGATACCAACGCAGGGGCTTGTCCGAACCAGAGGCGCAAACATATTCGTTGGAGAGGATGATCAACCGCCCCTGCATCGTGGCGAAGCCAGTGATCCCGAAGCGAGTGAAGCTAAAGCTAGGGTTGCTGTCGGTATCCCCCGAGGCACGCCGCTCGTACGTGGGCGCTTCCAAGAGGTACGCCGCGCCGTTGTGGCTCAGTCGGATCGGCATGTTCGTGAGTACAGTCTGCGCAGCGGGTGCCGCATCTTCGACCCATTTCTTAGTGCCATTCTCCCAGCGGTAGTACGACTTACTGGTGGTAGTCCCAACAGCCACGACATACCCGTTCGCCTCTTGCGGCAGGTTTGCAGGTAGCTGGGAGGTGTCGCGTATGTTACTGGCATTGGAGCACAGCATGTACGCACTACCCGAGTCCGTGGACACGGTAATGTCGTATGGCGCCTTGACGAATGCGTAGGCGCCTACCCGATACCAGAGAAAACCTGCACCAGTACCGATGGTGCCGTTGGCCTGTGCCGCTGCAACCAGCCCCGCCATAATTGTCTCGGGCTGCGCGTCATTCGGGTCGGAGGCACTGGTGGTCTTGCTGACCGTGGTGGTAACTCCAGTATCCTGCCGCGTGACCGATAGGTTGTAGACCTTGGCGTAGGCACCGGATAGCACGAAGGCGTACCCCGTGCGCTTCGGGTCTGGTATACCGGTCGCACTCGATGCTGCTGCCTCGGTCGGTTTAATGGAGGTATTTGCAATGAACAGCTCCTCACCGAGCCCGGCGAAGCGGATACTCCTGCAACTCGCAGCCACTAGGTAGCTGTTGGTGCTGGTGTACAATTGCGTACCATCCGTCTCCCGGATCACCTGCAGCTTACCGCTGGCGGTGTCCACCAGCAGCAGTACATCCTCGCCACCAATGTTTGTCCGATGACTCGTGATCTTCGCTGGGTCTGTGTACGCACCAAGCTGTGCGATGGCACGTACCGGTGCACGCTTGCGCGGCCCGGTCACGAGGTCGGAGGTCATGTTCAGTTGTTCTTCGTTCTGCCCGTCTACCCGGTCCTTGGCTACTTGCTGGCTCACGCCGAACAGTAGCTGGCGGTACGAGCCTGCATAGTAGCTCATATCAGTTCCTCAGATTCTTGTACCAGCGAGCCACGTGCGGTTTGCTCCGTACGTTCGCCTTCGCTTGGCGGGTGTTGGCAGAAGCCATGAGCGCGTACCAACCCGCCCACTCAGATTGAATCTTCTCGCTGGTAGCATCTGGGCCGAAGTCGTTGACATACACCTCGTGCGCAGTGGCGTAGGCTACAGTGTAGCGCACCACGCTCGGGAGCTTGTCGAATGTAATGTCCAGCACCCCGCGCCCCTTGACGACGCCCGTGATGATCGGGTCGAGTGTACCTGCGTTCAATACTTCGGTACCGGCGTACACGTAGTCCTCAGACTCCGGGTAGAACATGAGCGTATTGTCCGGTAGACGGATGCGTCCGTCCGTGTCTGGGAGCAGCTCGGTATCATAGGCGTTGAACCACCAACCATAACCCTCGGACAAGAGCTTTACGCGATTGTCTGTGAGGGCCGGGACAATTACTCCCAGAGTCGGGTACGGCTCATCAATGTTTGTTACTTCGGACTCGCCCAGCTTCCGCAGGCAGAGGTTTACAGCGTCTAAAGTATTCATTTAGGATTCCCTTTCTTTAGCGCCCGAACTGCCGGAAGCTAAAAAAAGGGAGCTACCCGAAGGCAGCTCCCCAGTTCATCTCTACCGATTAGGCAGTGAAGGTAATGTCGTGCACCGCAACCGCGTCAGGGCGACGGGCGCCGATGGCGTACGACTGGATGGTGTCCAGCACGTGGCAGAACTTCTCCTTCCACTCCCAGTAGTCAGCGGACACCGGATGCACCTGCGCGGCAACCAGAGCCAGCGACGGGATGACAGTGATCATCTGGCGACGGGCTTGGGCAGCGGTCAGGTTGTAGTCGGCGCCCAGCGGGCTGGTGGTGATGGCGCCGGTGGCGAAGCGCGGAGTCTCGACAATGCGGACGCCGTTCATCATGCCGATGCGACCGGCTACCAGCGAGTTACCGCCCTCAGCAGCGCCGTACTCGACGGAGGTGAGCTGCTTGTGCTCCAGCAGCATCGAGAAAATCTCCGGGGTCACGTAGGTGATACCCTCGGAGATAACCTGATCGCCCAGATCGCGTTTGACCAGAGCCTCGATACCCTTGCGGTGCTCGCGGCGCAGGGTCTGTGCGGTAGCTTCGGCGTTGGCCGCAGAGGTGCTGACGGACACTGGCAGGAGGATGCCGTTGTTGAAGGCACCGGCCAGATGTGCCGGCGCGGTGAAGTCGCCACACTTCTGCAGGGTGATCAGGCAGGCTTGGTCAAACTGGCGGGCCAGTGCGATGCCGTCTTCACGGGCAACCTCTTTGCGCATATCCAGCGAGGCGACCCAATCGTCGAACTTGTCAAACTGGTGGCGTGCATACAGCACGGTATCCACGGTCAGGTTGAACTTGTCCGACTTCACCTTGGAGACGTTCAGGTCTTCACCGGCCTTGCGACCAGCGATGGTGCTGGAGCCTACACGGTCGATGCGGACTTGGTTAGTACCGCGCAGGGTACGAATGTTGGTTACGCCAGCGAACTTGGAGCTGTATTGGAACGAGGCGTCAACAATGCCGAGGTGCTCCTCGATGTGCAGGTCAACGTCAGAGTTTACACCACCCCAATTCGGGCGAGTCAGATCAGCGAGAGCCATAATGCTTCCTTATTAAAGACCTTGTTGCATTCCGAGACGACGCTGACGTTGCAGACGTTCGTATTCTTCATGCGAGATATTGTGCTTGGAGATAGCCTTGACATACTCGTCCCGACTCAAGCCCTTTTCTGCGCTTGGCTGACCGAGGGCCGGATCGTTATGCACAACGAGTTTCCCGTTGTTCACAGCGAAGTCCACGATCTGCTTCACAGCATATTGCATACTCGCCTTGTCGCCGCTGTCGAGCAGCTTAGACATGGCAGCCTTCATGGCTGGGTCTGCAATCTCGTTGAAGACCTTGGCCGCAGCCTCGACCTTCTCCTTGCCACCAGCGGCCTGAAAGACCTCGGTTTCAAGGGCATTGCTCACACGCTCAGCGTGGTTAAGCAGTTGCTTCGCGGCCTCCACGGCCAGCTTAGCATCGCGCCCACCGAGCTTCTCGACAAGGTATGCCTCGTCAATAAAGCGTGCGTCGTCTTCCTCGGCGGCCCGGCCAAAGGCACGGCTCACGTCGAGGTCGCCGATCAGCTTCTCCAGCATGCCAGCAACTACGGCTGCTTGCGGATCGGCCAACAGCTCACCACCCAACATGTCGTGCAGGGAGGCATACGTCTCTACGGACGGTTCGCCAGCCTTCTGCTCGGGGAGGGTAGTGTCTGCCTTCGGTTGCGGCTTGCGCACCTCGGGCACTTCGGGAGCGGCGTTACCTTTTGCGGCCAGTGCAGCGGCGCGTTCAGCAATGCCTTCGGGGAGGTGCTGCGCAGGTTGCGCAGGCTGAGACTCCAGTGCGGCTGCGGGAGCAACTGCGGGGGCCGGGGTCTGCGGGGATGAAATGTTCGGGGTTTCGATGGACATTACATCACTCCGGGTATTGATTCAGTAGCGGCGAGTGCGCCTTGTGCCACGTCTAAACTTGCATTTGCAGCAGCAGCTTCTTGCTCGGCCTCAGCGGCGATTGTGTCGGCGTCTTTGCTCAGCGATTCCAACGGTGCCGAGTTGGCGCGGAAGATGAACTCCAGCACCTTCTCCACGTCAAAGCGCGGAGAAATCTCTTTCAACACTGGGACGATGGCGGCAGCCTCTTGAGTTGCCTTGAACAAGGCTTGAGCCTCTGCCGTCTGAGTGAGCGCCGGGATACCGGTCACAACCTTCGGGCGGTAGGACTTCTGCACAAGGCCCAACAGGAAGTCGGAGTCCTGCGCCACCTCATACATCATCAGATACGCGAGCGGGCTCTGGAAGTTCTCTGCCAACACGCTGTAGCTGCCACCCATGAGGTTCTCGGCTTCCCGCGCAATAGTCCGGACTTCCTCAACCGTCACACGCTCAGCGTCACGCATCTGGCCAGTGTACATAAAGGCCCGGTTCAGCAGCATGACCTCACGCTCAATGCTGTTGCTCACGGCAGCGATCTTGTTGTAGTCGCCACGCTCGTAAGCGGTGACGCCTTCGACCTTGCCGGGAACGTAGTCGCCGGTGCCTGCCTTCTGATAGTCGTCCACCACGGCGCCGGAACTTTCGTCCACGACATTCAGCATGTTCAACGACTCCAGCTCGTACAGGCCGAGCTGCTCACTCACGACGCTCAACTTGGCGAAGGAGCCAGCGTATTCCTCTACGTACCCACGGCCCATGTGCTCGCCGTCAGCGACGTTCCAAGCAACCGGTACCCACGGGCACAGGTGTTCGGGGTAGCTCGACTCTGGGCCTACGCGCTTGCCGTCCAGCTCCTGCCAGACCTTGGCCCGCTTATCGCCACCAGGGGTGACTACCCACTCGATGACGGTGTACAGGTCTATCTTGGCATTCGGGTCTTTCGGGCGGGCACGCTTGGCCTCGGCGTCCGCCTGCACTTCCGCAGGTAGGTCGCTGAATTGCATGCGCTGCTTGAGCACGCAGGTCTTCGGATCACCTAGCGCATCGCGGCGCATAGTGAAGGACTGCATGGACCACACGAGGAACTTGCCGCGTTTACCATCACGGTAGATCAGGGCATTACCAGTCACCAGCAACAGCTTGACCACACGCTGCAGCTTCGCCAAGCTGGCGTTGCGGAACAGTCGGGCGGTTGCGTCTATGGCAAGCTGGGTGCCGGCAGCGGCTAGGGCAGAGTCAGAGACACCTTGCATTGCTGCGAGTTTCTTGAGTTCTGCGTCAAGCTCGACCACGAAGCACGGACGCCCCGGAGGGAACAGTGCAGTGGTGAGCTTACTTGTTGCGTTGTTGACCAGCAGGGCGCCGTAGGACTGGAAGTCATATTCCAGCACCTGTGACTGCTCTTGGTAGTTCAGCGGATCGACCATCAGGGACGGGATCGTGAACTTCGCGAAGTCTTCTGCCTTGCGGATAGCCAACGTGTCGCGGTGCTGCGACCACATCTGGGATGCGAGTTCACGAGCCATACATTACCCCACGTTAATGCCGAGAGAGGCTGAGAGGCCACCTGCACCGGCAGTGTTGCGTCGCTTCTTCTGCACACCCGATAGAGCGTTGGCAGTACCCGCCGTCTCGACGGTTGCGACGTTCTCTAGTGAGAGGTCGGCGTTTGCGTTCTGTGCGCGACTCGCCTGTTCGGTTAGCGCCTGCGCCAGTGCGGCACCTGTATCGGTACCTGTATCCATCTTGGGCGCGCCACCGAGCAGGCCACCTGTAAGGGCGCTCACTGCTTTGCCGCCCCAGCCGCCGGGACCGACCGCACCCAAGGATGCGACCTTAACGACGCCGCCCAGTGCCTTCTTAACTTTCTTACCCATGAAGCCTCCGGTAAGTATTCTCGTACCGCACGTCGCCAATGCGGCGTGTGTACGCTATTGCCGGGAGGCCCATAGATCGCGCCAGCTGTTCCGCCTGCTCAATAAGCTGGGCGGCCAGTCCGGTGCTGCGGTAGGGTGGCATAACGTACATCCACTGCACGGTTAGGCACGGGCCTACGTGGTCATCATCCTCTGCTACCAGCACAGCACATGCTGCGGGGAGGTTATTGTCTTTGTAGACTAGCTCCACACGCTCATTCGCCAGTACGGAACTGAGGATGCGTTCTGTGCTGGCCTCTGGGGAGGTCCAGCTATATTCGGGAAGCTCCTGCGTCACAGCTTCCGCAAAGGGGCGCATGCCGGTGGCTTGCCCTGCGTCGAGTACATATAGTGTGATGTTCATACTACAGGTATCCTCGGCAGGTCAGTCACCAACTGTCGGACCTTCTGCACTACTTGGTGCGCCCCAGCACTGTACTGGAGCTGCTGTATATCCGCACCCGGTGCAATCACCGGGGCGGGGAACAGCTTCGCCAGATACTCGTACTGAGCACGGGTGAAGTAGATTTTATCCTGCGCTTGTGCCATATCGGTTCACAGCCAGTTATATCGTCACTCTAGTGCGACAATTAACAAAACCCAAATTCCGACCTGAGAAACTCGGCCAGATCAAGGGTGCCCTTGGTCGGCAGGGATACATCCACCTGCCCAGTCCCTGTCAGCAAGAGCTGCATCGGGTCGTGCTCGGAGTACAACTCCACGAATGCCTCGCGGATACACTCGTGCATGCGGTCAACGTCACCTGCGTGTGTACCAAAGCTGTCATGGATAGCCACCATCGCTAAACCATCCTGCCGCATCCGGCGAGCGGTGAAGGTCAGGTGCGCTGCGTCCAGTGCGTGCACGAAGTTCGGTGCGATGGCATTGGCCATTGCCTGCGGGCGGGTATTGTCGAGCAACTCCCGCACCACAATGTCGCTCAGACCGCACGAGCGAATCTTCACGCGCTTCTCAGTGCTATCCCGGTAGTCATGCTCAACGAGCAGGCCGGTCGGGCTGTGCCAGAGCATCGGGGCGTCGGTGCCGTATGCCTGCGCTCGCTTACGCAGCCAGCGCATGGCGGCGGCAGCGGCTGGTACAGTGTCCTCGATACTGTCAAACAGCACTCGGGCCATGTACGCACCCATCGCCCAGACACGCACACCTTCCGGCAGCGCAATCTGGTTCTCCTCAAGGTGGTCCGCCACGAACTCGGACACACCGCGCAGGGTAGCGCCGTACACGTACGTCATTCACATGTGTTCAAACGGGTTCGCTAAACCCGCCCCGCAGCATTACCTGCAGCTGCATATTCCTATGCAGGTCAGACTATATCATCCGGCGTTAGCCGGGAACGCGCTTCCACCCGCTTGGGTGTACTCCCGTTAGGGATAGTCGTTGCACCTTCCCATCTCTGGGCTTGGCTCAGGATTGCCCGGTCTGGGTGTTCCCTGAGTTCACGTTCTTTAGAGCCCGCCATGCTTAACGGGCTTCTTCGCCAGCTCACGCGGCACGTCAATGTCTGCCCAGACCGCAGCCAGGTGCTGTGAGCTGCACTTCGGGTCGGCAGCATCGCGCATGACCCGGGCCTTGGCCAGCTCAGCCACCTTGCGGTAAATGTCCGCCTTGGTCGCCTCGCCGCTGTCGAACAGGTTTACGTACCGCCCGCCAACAGGATCACGCAGCATTGCACAGAAGTGCTGCAAGCCAGAGCAGGTCGCGTCCATGTGCACCGGTACACCAGTGCAGTAGCTCTCGGGATGCCCGGACTCCAGCGCAGCACGCAGCTCCCACAGTGCAGCAAACGCCATGAGCGGGGCGTCGTGGTTGTCGCGGAACAGGTCACAGTCCTCTGGTGCGTCCAGTGCATTCAGCAGTACCTGCAGGTTCTCGTCCACCCATGCAGCACGCTGCACGAACCGGGCCTTGTCCTTGCCGAAGCAGTTCGCGATGTGCACCTTCAACCAGAATAGCCCACGGCTACCCAGCGGCTTACGCTCAGCGAAGTGCAATAGCGCCTTGGCAATGTCACCGCCCTGTGGGTTCAGCACGCCACGGTAGTAGTACCGCCCACGGCTGTCGATGAATGCCGGGAACCACAGGTCGTGGTCTGAATCCTTCGTGTGCCGCAGTGCAGTGCTCAGGGTGATGTGTGCCTTGCGCAAGTCCATGCGCTCGCTGTGCCAACGCCAAGTCTTGCGCTTCCAGCCCTTGAGTGTCTCCAGCTCGTCCTCAGTGGCGTTCGCCTTGTCCCAGTGCTCGGGGAAGGGGAACTCAGGCGCCGGGCGCATCTCCTTGAGCGGGATGCCGAGCACACCGCCGCCGTTCCGCCAGATGCGGTGTACCATCTCCAGCGTCGGGCGGTGAATACGGAAGCTATGGCTCTGCAGGTAGTTGCCGCAGTCCAGCACTTGGTTGGCCTGCTGCATGTTCTGCTGCAGTAGCGGACGCATCCACGGGCGGGTGCGTAGTCCCATGCGGCGGAACGGGGCGTTGATCTGCATCTTGCGGGTGTAGTACCCGCCGCCAGCGTGACCGTCCCAAGGGAGGGGCGGCGCCAGCATCGGCTCCATCGGCTGGTGGAACAGGGTCGGCTGCTTGAGTAGCAGCTCAGCCACATCTGGGTCCAGCTCAAAGATCACCGAGGTGTGCTTGCCTTGGCCAAAGCGGTTGGAGCGTACAAGTCCGCAGTTCACGCAGGCGTCGAGGCCGTGCTTACCGAGGTGAATGTACTCGCTATTGCTCAGGCCCTGTGCATACTCCTCGCCCAGCACGTTCTTCACAGCAGCACGCATTGTCTTCGCAATGTGCGACTGGCTGGTGGTGCCCGCTTCCTTTAGGTACTCCTCAGTGCGCTCGATGTACAGTGGGTTCACCTTGTACGCCTCGTACACCAATGCCTCCCGCACGATGGCTACACCGAGGGCGTGCGTGATAGCCTGTACGGTTGCCGGGGATTCCTTGCTGTCCCGCAGGCACGAGGCGACGACTTGCCGCACGGTCAGGGTGGCGAGCACATCCAGTGGGACGCGACGTAGCCAGCCCTTGAGTGCGGCACCCGGGCCGCGTGCTGTTGCAGTACAGATCACCTCCAGCTCTTGGCGCACATCCTCAAAGATGCGGGCCAGTAGCCGGGGGAATGCCGCGAGGTCGTCAACCCGACCCGCAGCCACGGCTTCTGCGTGCTCGCGCATCTGCTGCGCAGCGGCCTCGGTAGAGGCGCGGAGTTCTCGTTCGACTTGAGTGGGGTTGAGCATCACGGTTCCTTAGTGAGCGTCGGGGAAGGCGAGGTGGAAGTCAGCGACCAGATCGGCCAACTCATACGGGGAGATGGTGCGGTGCTGATTCGCGTCCATCACATCCTGCAGCGTCTCGCGGGCAGCGTCTTCGTTGCCGGTGTCGATGGCTGCGTGCAGGTCTTTGCAGAGGCGCTTGTACTCAGGGCTTGGCATTGTCATTCTGAATCTCCAGTTCGTGCAGAAAGAGGGCGTTGGTTGCAACATGCGACCAGTGGCTCAGGCCGGACTCGGGGTCGGTCTTCTCGCCGCGTTGCAGCGCGTCGAGGTGGCGGTACAGTGCGTCGAGATAGCGCTCCTCGCCGTTCGGTACGTTACGCCACGAGTGCGCCTCGTACTTCTTGGCGCCGAAGGTCAGCACAGCAACCACCCCGCCGAGCGCAAGCGCCAACCCCTGCATCAGCAGGGACCAGCGCGGCTTGCCAGCATCGAACTTCAAGTCCTTATGTTGTTTCGGCTGACCTGCTGGATGTGTTCCCGGTGTCGGGTTGGCTGCCGGTAACACCTCGTAAATCTCCCCGTACTCGTTACGCCAGCGGTCGTGGGCGCTTGGCTTATATCCCGTGCCGACGCATGTTTCACCGGTGCTGTAGAGGAATAGGCAACCACTCTCCGGGTCGAGGTAGTACGAGTGGTCGTCGGGTGTGTACCTGGTATGGTTCTTGTCACGCTTTACTTTGATCAGTGTTGGTTTCATACAGCGCTCCGTAGGCGGCGGCGTTGCTCAAGGGTGTTCATCAGCTTGCGACCACGCGACCAGCCCTTGCACGAGGTGCAGAGGAACAGTTCGTACTGGCCCACGTTCGTACGGTATGGCTTGGCCTGCAGCTCAAGGTGCACGCTACCACACTTTGGACATACCGGCGAATCGCTATCCACGAAGTTTCCGTGGTTCGGCGCCTTGTCGTCCCACGGGAGCATGATCAGGTACAGCTCCTCCAGCGACAGTACGTCATCGCGGTTGTACAGCTCCATCTCGTCCCACGCTTCCATGTTGCCGAGCAAGCATTGCTGCCAGAGCACATAACCGGGGAACTTGGAGTGGCTGCGCTTCTTGGTGTCACACAGCTTGTCAGTTAGATACTGCAGCTTGTTGCTAGTGAAGGCGAAGTTCCGCTTAGCAGTCTCCAGTGTATCCGATACACGGTACGGAGATGGCGGTGTCATACCATTCAGGATGAAACGGGCGTTGATCTTCTTGGTATCGAAGCGGCGACCATTGTGTGCAACTACAATGTCTGCTTCGTCCAGTAGCTTCCATACGTCCTGTAGCATCTCCGAATCATTATCCATCGGATGCACATTACGTTGATCACGGTAGATCATAGTATCATCACCTACCCACTTGGCAGAGTAGGACATGATATACCAGTCTTCCTTTACCTGTTCCAGTGAGAGGAAGTTATTGAACAGTCCCCATACTGCTCCGAATACAGGTGCTGTTTCAATGTCAATCACCAGTACCCGTGGACCGCTACGCCGCGCTTCCGCCTCCCTTATGCCGGCGGACCCCTCAGCACTGCACTGCTCGCTGCCGCTCACTTCGCTCTGCTTCGTGTTAGTGCGACAATTGTTTTCGTGGATATTCTTTAACCAGAAGCGCACCAATTCACGGGACACTTCACCCCGCCCGAGGTCTGTCAGGATCGCAGCCGCCTTACGGCGACTACCTTGTGCCTGCCGTTCTGCATCCAGAATCTCCGCCTTGGTGAAGTCGTTGCGGGAGACTTGGTGTTGCGACTTGAATCGTTTCATTGGGAACCCTTCGGTAACATAACGCGCACTTTGGCAGTTGCCCGGCGTGCGGCTTGAGCCTTGTTCTTCTTGACACGAGCAGCCTCAGCTTTCTCCTCGGCAGTCTTGTGCTCGGGGTACATGTACCCGGTGCCCGGCTGCTTGAGGTAAATCACGAGTCGCTCCAGCCACGGTACGATCTTCTCGTATGACATGCCGAGGCCGGCGTACCGTCCGACTGCGTTGGCCACCTTACCCTCGGCGCCGTTGCAGCCACGGTGCAGGACGCCCCGCACTTCGCCTGTAACGTGGTCATGGTCCACGACCATACCACCCCTCTCGTTCGGGTCGATACGCTGCTGGCAGAGCGGGCAGATGCCTTCCTGCACGCCCTGCAGATGCGATAGCGCAAAGCCCCGGAGCTGGGTTCTAGTCAGCTTCCTGAGCATCCTCGTACTCCTTCTGTTTGGCGGCAATATACTGCCGATGATACTGGTACAGACCGTCCAGCCAGGCACTTAATTGCCCATCCAGATTCAGCTCCTTGAGGTAGGCGTACGCGCAGTCCTGTTCGGTGCGTCGCAGCCACAGCATCTGCGCCTCCGCCAGTGCGTCCTGCCCGTTCCGGGCGTACGCCCAGAGGATACGGTTGGCAGCCTCGTCCTCGTCGTCGATCTTGCTCAGGAAGTCGAGTGTGCCTGCTTCGCCTATCAGCTTGCCGTCCAGTCGGCTGAGCCCTTGGATGTTGTCGGCCTTGTCCCCCATGAGCATCTGCGCCCAGAAGAACTTCGTGCCGTGCCCTTTCACTTTCAGTTTGAGACTTGGAGTGAAGTCTTGGTCGATCCATCCGTACCGGTCGCCCGGTGCCAGCACATCCAGCTTGCCGCGCTTCTCCTCCCAGTACGGGCCGGGCACGAGTCGCAGGTCTTTGTCGTCCGACTTGACTACGCCACGCGGGCCATACACGAGGCTGTCCATCGTCAGCGCATCATCGGCCTCCCAGTACCGGTGCAGGTTCAGGTACCACTCTGCAGGTACCCCTGCTGCAACGGCCTCTGGGGTGCCCAGCAGGTCGCGTAGCGGCTCCAGCAGGGGTGGCTTAGCCTTACCACTCCGCGTCGCTTGGTAGGGCTTAGCGGTGGGGTACAGGGCACGTCCGGCCTTGGCACCGCCCCGGCCAGTCAGATGCACCCGGACCTCGGCGGATTGGGTGTTGAACATGTCCGTGAGGACTTCGGTTATAAAGCGCCGTACGGCGGTTGGCAGGGTCTTGGCCGTAGCGGCGGCACGGTATGCCGCACCGTCGCCATCGAGCAGCAGTACCCTCCCGGGGACCGCTGCGTCGAACTGGTTCTCAAGGCTGCTCAGGTCTACCCCGAGCACCTGCATCACTGCACCGGAGGAATCGGCAGGGATGGTACAGCCGGGGCGCTCGGGATGGCGGGCACGGCTGGAGCGGCTACGTTCACAGTGGCCACCGGGGTCTGCAGCGCACCCGCCTCTGGCAGCGGGCTAGCAGGCAGGCTAGCCGGAGGCGCTACTGGGGTAGCGGGTACCTGCGGAACGGCTGCTGCAGGGGCCGCAGCGGGGGCTGCAGGGGCTAGTTGCTCCGGGGTCGGGAGGCTGGCACCAGCACCGCGCAGCAGTTGCTCCAGCGGGCTGCCGGCGAAGTCCACGGCTGCGAGGATTTTATCCTGCATCCAGTTCTTCGACTTGCCGTCATCGCCTGTGCCTTCAATCTTGAGGGCATTCCAGCCAGCCAGCGTCGGCTTGTTCCACAGGAACAGTTGGTACATGTCGTCCGGGGCCTGCGGCACCGGGTATGGTTGGCGGGATACCTGATCGAACGGGGGCAGGGTGTCGGCCAGTTCGAGGGTGTTGCGGGCTGGCTTATCGCCAACGGCTGCCTTGATGCCGATCTTCACGAGGAACGGCTCACCGAGGAACTGGGCGAAGTGCTTGGCATTGCCCTTGTAGTTCAGCTTGTCGAATGCCTTCTTGGCACCAGCCTTCTCGTTGTTGCCGAGCTTCATGTACCAAGTGCGGATCAGGCCGGGGGTGCCGTCCGGGTTATGGAACAGGTCTTGCGGGCGGTTGGCCGGTGGCACGGCGTTCGGTTGGCCATCATCGCCGTACGGTTTGGTATCGCCCCAGATAGCGAAGCCCAGTCGGAACTCCAGCGCAGGTGCCTTGGCGGTGCCTTGGTACTCCTGCGGTTGCATGCCGAACTCGATGTACTGCACGAGGCGGGCCATTGCGTAACCGGCAGGGTACAGGCGCTGACCGCCACCGCCCTTACTGGTTTCGGACATGTCCACCGCATAGCTGTCTACGGCATCTTCAATGTCTTGCTTGAGTTGTGCGAGAATGCTCATTGTTGTTTCACCTCGATGATGTTGATGCATTGGGTTGATTGCAGGTTGATGCAGTTGGTGTCGCCATTGGCCCGGTAGAGTCGTAGGTAATCACCTTGGAACTCGTAGCCAACCACCTTGTTGAACAGGGAGGAGGCACTGTCGTCTGACTTGGGGTCAGGGACTTCACGCCACCACACCTGTACGTTATACAGGCTCAATGCACATGCTCCTTCTGATACATACTCGGCCCGGCCTCTGCTGCAGCTGGGAACGGGACATGCCCAATGCTGTAGCCGAGGTACTGAGACATGAACTTGGGTGCGTCCTCCATGATAGCCTTGGTGCCCAAGGCAGCCTCACGCAGTACGTCCTCGTGCACGTCCAGATACAGGGCGTCGTGTACGTTGTTGATAAGGAAGGCGCGGCCTTCCGGGTATTCTTCCGAGCGGAAGAAATCGTTTGCGATCAGCCAGCGGATAACCCGGCCAGCGGATACAGCCATGAGGTAGAATGCTTCGCCTTGGCACCAGTAGTTGGCGATCTGCGTATCCTTGTAGTCCATGATGTGCTGACGCGAGGCACGGTCCCACTTCGGATACTGGCGGAAGCTGTAGCGGGCACCACCCGGCGAGGCCCAGTAGCCACGGCGGTAGATGCTCCAGCCACCATCGTCACGCTGCTCACGGTGTAGGCCCTCTGGCTCCAGCCCGGTGCGCTCCACGGCATCGCGGATCACTTGGCGGAACTGAATGGCTTGCGGGAACAGGCGGGCCTCAGTGGCGAGGAACTCCTCGGCGTACTCCAGAGACACGCCGGTAGCGTAGGCAATGCCGGCAGCGCTGGCGCCGTACTGGGCAGCGAAGCTCGGCGGCTTAATGTCCGTCCGCATCTGCTTGTACAGCTTGTGGTCCGGGTGCTCTTGGTTCTCAACCGCTTTGTGCAGTACGTCCTCGTACGGCTCACCTAGCTTGGCGGCAAGGCGCAGACAGTGCATGTCGATACCGTTGACCAGCTTGTCCAACAGGTTCTCGTCGCCGGACAGGGCGGCCAGCATCACCACCTCCAGTGCCGAGTAGTCCACCTCGACGATGCGGCCCTTGTCTCCGAAGCGTGATGTGAACATCTGCTTGACCTTGGAGGTACCGTCACGCGGCAGGTTCTGCAGGTTCGGGTTGCTGGAGGACAGGCGACCAGTGGCGGTTGCAGTCAGGTTCAGGTTGTGGTGGATGATGCCATCCGGCTGCACATACTGCAGCATGCCCTTGACCTTCTTGACGTTGCCGTCCTTGTCGTACTCGATGCTCCGGTAGTACGTCGAGTTGTCTTTGTCGAGCTGCGCCATACGTACCAGCAGCTTCGCAGAGTCGAAGCCCTGCTTACCCAGTACCTCCAGCACATCCGAGCTGGTGCTGTACACCGGGGTCTTTTCGTCGCACAGGAACCGCTTGCCACGCCAGTCACCACGATCACCGAAGTTGTCGCGGATATGCTCAGGCAGTTGGTCGATCCAGATCAGGCCGGGGAACTGATACGCAGTGTCATCCCATTTGGTCTGCGGCGTGCTAGTCTCGACCTTGTGTACCTTCGGCAGACCCTTGTTCTTACCCGCCTTGTAGCGGTCACAGGTCCACAGGTCGGTGGCGTACAGGTTTGTCGGCCCCTCGTCAATTGAGGTGTATTGCTCACGCCCGGAGTGTGCCTCAATCCAGAGGTGGCAGTCCTCCTTCTCATACATGATGTTGCCGTCTGCGTCGGTGCGGGGTACACGGGTGCGGTACTTCACTGGGCCGCCGAACAGCAGGGCGGACATGTGATAGTCGCTGCCCCAGTTGAACTCCAGCTCAGCCGGCAGGTCCGGCAACAGTTTGTTCGCCTCGACACGCAGTGCAGCCAGCTCGGCCTCCTGCTCAGCGAGGTTGAGCTCGGCCACCTCGGTGTTTACGTACAGGCCAGCAAACTCACAGAAGGCAAACGCCAGCAGTGCCTCACAGCGTTGCAGGAAGAAGTTCCACTGCCCACGCTCTTGCAGCAGAGTTGCCTGACCGTAGAAGCAGCGGGCCGTGTTCTCCACGTCACCGCCCGGACCCGCGAGATACTCGTGCAGCAGCTTAGGATCAATCTCGCTGGTGCGGTAGCCCTGCTTCCAGAGTTCCTTCACCGCGTCAATCTTCGGCGTGCCGCCGTACTTCGGGGCCGTCTCGTCCAGCGATGGGTACGTCTCGGTGAAGTTCGATAGGATGTACTCAGCCTGCTGGGTACAGAGCACCCGGCCACCGCGCTTGAGGAACTTGAGGAACTCGGCCTTATGGCGGGACAGGAACCAGCTAATCTCGTACATCGCGTTGTGCGCTACGAGCATGTCCACGCCGTCTAGGTTCAGCCAGTTGCAGGCCGCGTCCTCTTTGCTCAGGAAGTGCAGGTGCTGCACCGGGCCGGGCGTACCGCCCATAATGTCGTCACGCCAGCCGGCCATGACGATGAAGTTGTCGGGGTTGTGCGGAGACGCGAGCTGCCCGTACCACGGGTGGTTCTCCGTCTCCAAGTCGATGATGCGTACCGTGGTCATGCATCTACCTCCAGTCTATAACAGGGCACGCATACGCAGTGCCGCCCATTTGGTACTGCGTAAGCTGTGTAGTGGTGTGTACCCGTTAAGAGGTCTGTGACCTTGTAGCACTCCAGCACTAGGCGAAACCCGGCTGGGTGCTCAGTTCCAGTTGAGTGCACGCCAACCTCCCCACCAGATACGCAGCGGGCCAGCACTAAGCACGCTCAGCGCACCGCCCGATACCGGGACCCGCAGGAAGTCCCAGTGCCATACACGCACAATCAAGGACACGCCCAGATACCAGCGGCGTGCTGCCTTGGCCTTCTTGTGGTTGTTCGCCTCGACGAACCACTTACCTGTTTCGATCATGCCTTGGTTCCTCCTACGTCACGGAAGCCATCGAAGTGTGGGTGCCGGATGCTGCCGTCCTTGGTGCGCTCCATGCCGGATACGCGGCAGTGCCAACCGATGTAGATAGTTCTGGTAATGCCGACCTCGTAGGCCGTAGCGTGGTAGTTACTGGTGTACTGATTCATGTGGTCTTGAGTAAGGCCGGTGGCATTCACCTCGGAGCCGTCTTCCAACCGCACACGGAATCCCACGATCTTGCCGGCGTTGGACTTCTCCTCGTCGCCCCACACGTACCCTACCACCACGCCGTCGGCCTCAAAGCCCGGGGCAAAATCAGCACCGCAGCCCGGCTTCACCTTCCACCAGCCAGTGACCTTGCCGTTGCGGTACTCAAGCTCTGGGTCTTTGAGGATCAGGCCCTCGTACCCGTACGCCCGGCGAGAAAGATACTCGGCGCGTACTTGCTCAATTGTACGTACAACTGCACAGTCCTCGTGGTAGATGCCGCCGCGCGGTAGGACAGGTACTCGCGGCAAGTCGTAGTACAGTGCGGACATGCGGGCCGCACGAATCTGGCTATCCGCGCCTTCCGTCATTACGGCAGTACGTACCAGATCAAATACCACAAACATAACTTTTGGCAGCTCCTCGACCGGGAGTGCCTCATCCCGGCGCAGCAAGCCGGACATGTCCTCGAAGCAGTGCCCCAGCACCAGCACCTCGGTGTCGAGCACACGGTCGTGGTAGCCGTCCAGCAGGGCGGCGAACTTCGGGCGGAACGCAGCGAGGCTGGTCAGCTCAATACCCTCGCGGGTAGTCAGGCGCACCTCGCCGTTGATCTTGGTGATCAGGCAGCGGAAGCCATCATACTTGGTGCAGGCATACAGCGGGCCTTTCGCAAGCCGCTTGGCGATTGCCTTCTCATTCCAGTCAACCGCGCGGTGCGGCTTCGGGTTCCAGAGGCGGGGTTTCTTGGCGCTCATACAGCGATCCTCCTGAGGTTGTACAGCATTGCGTTGGCGGTGATGTTCAGCTCCTCTACGAGTGCCTCTACATAGACGGGACTCGCACCCGTGATATTTACGGTGGCCGCCCACGTCAGGACCTTGGATATGCGGATGTCAACACGCACAGCGCAGTCCCCGTTCGGGAAGTGCCACACGCACCACTGCTTACGCGCCGTCGAGGAATTGGCATTTACTTGCATCGAAGTAAGTCTCACTTTGAATGTGGGAAGGTTTGCCCGGCATCTGGTACTTGTTCTTCGGGGTACTGAATCCACGAAGGGAAGCCATCTCCGGGGTGTCCAGCGCACCAAGCATCAGGATAATGTCGGTCGCACCTTGGATACCGGTCTTGCTGTCCTTGAGCGCAGAGTACGGCGGGTACAGCATGTTCCCACCTTCGTTGCTGATCTGCACGGTGCCGAGGGATACGAAGTCGTGGCGCACCGCCATCTCACGGGCTACCTGCCACTTCTCCTCAATCTCGTCGGCTTTGTTACCGCCGCCCGAGCTGCTGCCCAAGCGGAAGTTCGCCATCATGTCCCATACAACGACACTCGGGCGCATGGCCTCGATGACCTGCTCGATCTGAGCAAAGCTCGCACCGTGCATGTCCTTGACTCGGATACGATCTACACGACCAACAACGGCCTCATAACGCTCCCGTAGGGTGCCGGCATTCGATAGCGCAACCAGCTCGTCCATGTCAACCCCAAGGGCTGCTTGGTAGATACGCGGCACGATACGCTGGCCTTTGCCCTCGTTATTGAGCCAAAGGATGGGTCGCTCAGGGTCGAAGTATTGATCGAGCTGCTTGGCAAAGTGCGCAAGGATAAAAGCAATGAGAGAAGTCTTGCCCTTATCTGGGCGCCCGGCGATGGCAACCGAGGCGCCGCCCAGCACACCCTTGATAGCTCCTGTGAGAACATTTGTTGGGAATTTAAGCCCATAGTCTTTCTCCTCGGTGGCGAGGATGCTCTCGATACTGTCGTCGATCCACTGCGTACTCGTACTCTGGGCCAGCGTGCGCGAGGTAGTCTCTGACATGCGGTGCAGTTCGTACACGAGGTCAACCTCCTCGCCTGCTTGGTAGCGGGCAATGAGAGCCGCAGCGCGGCCCGAGAAGTCTCGCTCGTACAGGGAGGCGACAACGCCCTTGAGGGCAACCTCGTCTACGGCCTGACTGGCTTGTGCCAAGGCATACCGCATGACGGCCAGTTGTTCGGGATTGTACCCGCTGCGCAGCTTAATGAGTGCATCCAGTGCATCCCAGTTAATCTGCTCGTGCTCGGGGTACGCTTGGAAGTACAGGGGATACCACCCCAGTACAGCCTGCGACTCAGGACTCAGCATCGCAGTGGGCACCGCTTCACGCAGCGCCCGGTAGCGGGACTTGTCCGTGAGCGCCTGCAGAATCAGCGTATCACTCGCCATAGATACTCCAAACGTTACAGAGGACGCACTCAGTGCACTCGGGATAGAACGCTACGTAGTACGTTACGAAGGTGTCGGTGTAGATTTGACACCAAGGTCCGGCATCATCTTCGTCGGGGACGTAGAGTGTGTAGGTAGGCATAGCATCTCCTTGATCTGATCTGAGCGCATGTCCTTCGGGTCAAGCCCATCAGGCACATGCAATTCGGTTACGGGTTTACCCAGCGCCCGTAGGCGTCGAGCCACAGCCACAGTCCCATCACGACCAGCGCCGTCGCCGTCGAAAGCAACAAGCACACGGTCACAAGCCAAGAGGACTGCGAGGAGTCTTGTGTGTAGGCTGGTTCCGAGGCACGCCACTCCGGTAATAGGTCGTCCATACAAACTCCATCTAATCTTGAGGGCTGAGAAGTAGTCCTCGGTTAGCACTACCGTGCCCTGCACGGTGTCATGCGGATGCGTTGCGTACACTGGCGCAGGTTTGCCGGGGCTACGGTATGCTACCCACTTGGGCTGCACGTTCCCCAACGCACGGCCTAGCCAGCCCTGTGCAGAGCCGACGATCAGCCGCTGTTGGTCCTTGGAGGTGTACATCGGCACGCCCGGCAGCATGGTGTGCAGGTCGATGCCCTTGCCTAGCATGCTACGCCAAGCGTACTGCGAGATAACTGGGTCGGTGCCAAACGGTACAGCATCCGCAGGCCACGGCATTACCCGCTCCTGCTGCTGTACTGCTTGGCTCAGATCGACGTGCTCTTTCATCAGCACGCCGCCCTCGTGGCACCTGTGGCAGTACGCCCACCACCTGTCCACGTCATTGCCGACCACGAGGTTAGCTCGGTTCTCCTCGTTGTGGTACGTGCGCTTGCTTTGCCCCACTGGCAGCGCCTGTGCTTTCGCCAGCCACTCGTTGTGGGGCAGGGGCATTACAGCAGGCCCTTGACGAACTCTACGACCGGGACGTACCAGCCCTCGTAGTACATAGTCTGGAGTACGAGCGCAACCAGAGAGCCGGCGAGTATGTTGGTGCGGTCCTCGCGAGCCCGTCGTGCGGATTCTTCCGCATTGACCGTATCCGTCTCCAGTCGGCGGCAGCGGACCACCAAGGTGTCTACCTGACCGGACAACTGGGCGATCTCGTTGCGGGCCTGCTGCAAACGTGCAGCGAACACACCGTCGAGGCGCTCACGTTCGGCGTCGAGGGCCTTGCTTGCGGCGTTGCGGCGCACTTCCGCATTGCGGCTGGCGAGCAGTTGCTCCTCCAGGTCGGCGCTCAGGTCGAAGTATTTGCCGAGCTGCTCGCGCAGCAGTGCACGCAACTCGTCGAGCGTATGGTGCTTCGATTGCAGGGCGGCACGGGAGTTCTGTACCTTGTTCTTGATTTTGCGAATGGCCATAGTGGCTCTCCTATTGTTCAAACAAATTTAGCCGCGAGTGCAGGCGGCACTGCCTCATTGCACGCTTACGTCACTGTAGTCGTACGCGCCCTTGAGTTCGGTCCAATGCACCAGCAGCATGCGGTCGCCTTGCGGGACGTACAGGCCACGGTGCAGGGTAGTCTTGCCGAGGAAGATCAGCGCATGCCCAGTGGGTACGGGTGGCACCTCGATACAGGTCAGCATGTCCAGCGCCAGCTCAGTGCCGCCGCCCTCAAATTCACCCGTGTTCAGTGCGACCACGACTGTCTGATCACTGTCGGCATCGTGGTGCCAGTTCCCGTGCGATACACCCTGCGGGTTGTACCGTGCGAACTGGATGCTATTGATCTGGGCCGGTTCCTGCATGTGTGCACACTGCAACACTGGGCGCATGCCAATGTCGAACACGGCCTGCAGGATACTGAACAACTCGGGCATCTCGTTACCCGTCACCAGCTCGTCAATCTGGTACGCTTGGTCCTCGTACTCGTTCGGTGCGAAGTCCTTGTCATGCACCTCTAGCACTAATTGCTGGCAGAACTCTGGGTGCAGGTAAGGCAGGGCGTATGCCGTTGGCAAACACTCGGATACACGCTGGCGCAGCAGCCAGTTCAGGCTTGCCCGGCAGACCGGGTGCCTCTGCATGTACAGCTCCAGCGCATCGTAGTCCCAGCCACACAGCTCGCCGAACTCACCAAGGCGGGTCAGCGGAGTGATGTGTGGCAGCAGGTCCGGGTGCAGCTTGTTCTGTACCTTGCGCAGAATGGAGTTTGTTATCTCTTGCATGATTCCTCCTTCCGTGCTGCGGCGATGGTGGCGCGTGCAATGCCTTGCATCTTTTTGATGCATCCTGCGTTATTCATTGAAATTGGCGAGTGAATCTCGGCATACAGAATTTCTTCCAGCGCTTCCAGCAGTTGCACCTTCACCGGATCGTCAGCCTTTGGCGCGGATGGGGCGGCGGCGAGCACCTTATCAATCCTCACTAGCTGCCCCGCTGCACCGACAGTTGGCACCGGCAAGTCTTCTATCCATGCTGCCGTCCGCTCCAGCTCTGCGCGGAGTTTGGCGTTCTCGGCCCATGCGCTCTGGTTCGACTCGTCTAGCGCTGTGTTGATTGAGGCGACCCACTCGTACTCGCCCTTCAACTTGGCGTTCTCGGCTTTGAGGGTGGCGATCCTGTCAGCCAATGCGTCATATTCCGCGCCGGTCATGGTGATTGTTCCGTTACCCACGGCCCACCTCCTTGCCATTCAGGCGGGCGAACTCGTCAAGGCAGGCGTTCCAGCCGTTTTGGTACACTTCTTCTGCGTCGTATGTGGTGCGGCGCTCATTGCGCTCCGGCATCACCACGCCTGCGCTCGGCTGCGGGGTGGTGTAGAGCTTGGTTCCGATTGGCGGTTCGCTGCCGTCTGGCGTGTACCATATAGGGAATCGTTCTTTGTAGCCGTGGCTTGCACCTATGCGTCCGACCGCCTCCGCGCTCTGCGGCTGCTGGATTACTGGCTCGCCCATGAAGGTAGGACCGTTGATGGCGTTCAGGTCTTCGCCCATCTGGTCAATGATCTGATCCTGCTGACGAACACGCGCCTCTGCCTCAATGGCTCGGCGCTTCCAGATTGCCAAGTCCTCACGGGCGCCTTGGTAGGCGTCACCGTATTCGCTCTGCGGCTGCTGGGCGCGCTGGTAGGCGGCGTCAATCACAGCATTAAGATCGTCGAGGTCTAGCAGGTATTCCCCGCTAT